CAGGACATTACCGATAGACTGCCGTATCCATCGATTTGCTATAATGTCTGGGAAAGTACAGAACAACCAACCTGGTTCATTGATAAGCTGAAATTATTCGATCAGCTGTGGGTTCCATCAGAAGCACAGCGGTCGTGGAGCATAGCCCAAGGGATTCCTGAGGAATTTGTTAAGGTAGTACCTGAGGGTGTGAATCCGGATATATATAAGCCAGAAGTACAATATCATATTTGCAAAGAAATGGAACCGGGAGTTATTCGTCCTGATCGTGGTCCATTCACATTTATCCACGTTGGCCAATGGCAACCGCGGAAGTCAACCGAGGAGATCTGTCAGGCATTCATCAAAGCATTCTCAGGCAATCAGAATGTGCGATTGTATCTATCTGCAGACACCCTGTTTCCGTCCGACAAATATAAATCCACAGAAGAAAGGTTAGCAGCCTATGGCATCAATGACCCACGCATCATCCCTGTCCATTTTGAAGAACGAGAGGCTTATATCCGGAGGTTACAATCGGCCCACTGCTTCGTATCCTGTTCTCGTTCCGAGGGATGGGGTTTGCCGATTATCGAAGCCATGGCATGTGGAATTCCAACCATCGTGGCAGATTTTGGCGGGTCTACCGAGTACGCCATGGATGCTATTAATGTGCGCATCAGTAAATTGATCAAACCATTTGGTATCTACGGCGACTGGGATGTACCCGGCATGTGGGCAGAACCAGACTACAACCATCTGGTTGAATGCATGCAGGATGTCTATGCCAATTACACCGTTCATAAAGAAAAAGCTCTTCAGACCGCCGATATGATCCGTAAAGACTTTTCCTGGGATGCAGCTGCAGTCAAGGCTATGAAAATTATCAATGATATTCCAGCTGCCATCACCGAGACAATTCCCGCTCCTGCTATCAGTCCAGAGGAAGCCATTCGGCTATATGCTCGCAAATTAGGATACGAAATCGATTCCATGCGTGGCCGTAAAGCCATCTTCACCATCGACACTCATCCGACCTCTCAGGATAAAATTAATACTTTGGTGGAGACGATTAAGCAGATCAAATCCCAAAATATCCCCCTGTTGGTAACTTCCCACATTCCTTTGCCGGCGCCTATTGTCGATATGGTTGACTTCTACATCTATGACAAACGAGACATCCTTTCCGGTGACGACAAACCCGTTTATTGGCGTACCTTACCAGACGGCCGACAAGAAACTACTCAGGCGAATATTCCCTGTCATGCACTGGCTGGATTGCATAATATCCGCAATGCCATCGATTTCTGCCTTGGCAAATACGACTGGGTTTACAGCATGACCTATGATGCGGAAGTCGATCTGGCCGAGTGGCTGAAGATTGTCTATGCATCCAATAAAGATATGGTTCTTGTTAAATACGAAGGTCGTGATGATGGAGTTGATACCAAACTAATGGCGGCGAAGACTTCTGCATTTCACAAGATCCTCGACCATTTTGATACCTGGGAACAATACGCAGAGTTTTTCAAGGAAGACCGGTTCTGCAGTGAGCGAAAATACCATGAGATCGTTCGCGACCGCATAGGATTGGACAACGTTGAATTTATCACCATGGACGTTGGCAACCGGTTTGATCAGGTCGATCGTGATGCATGGCCGGATGATATATTCATTTGCCACTTCATTGATGGTCCGTTCCTGCAGATCAATGGCATTTCCAACCGCGAATACGATGTTTCCTTCAGCAATCCAGTAGACGGTGACAGTTTCCATCTTTCCCAGAAAGTAGGTACTTGGGGTCGGCCGTCAATCAAGTTTTACCGCGACTGGACCGTCAAGGCAACTATCATTGAAAATGGAGTAGCCCGGGTAGCATACGAACATAGAGTGGACCTGGCAGACAAACGCGTTCTAATCTCTCTGGGTTCCAAAGCTCTTGGCGATACCCTGGCATGGATGCCCTATGTTGAAGAATTCCGCAAGAAACATAATTGCCATGTTATCTGTTCAACCTGGTGGGATACCATTCTGGATTACCCCGAGATTGAGTTTGTGGAGCCCGGGACCACAGTCGAGAACATCTATGCCTCTTACGAAGTTGGATGCTATGACGACCAGCCAAACAAGAATCCGACCAACTGGCGAACAGTTCCTCTGCAGAAAGTATCAGCAGATATTCTTGGGATCGAATACAAACCGATCAGATGTAAGCTAAAGAAAAATAAGCGACCAGAAGATAAATATCGCAAGCCTTACATCTGCTTCAGTGAGTTTTCCACCATGCGAAGTAAACTATGGAATCGTCCCGGCGCCTGGCAGGAAGTCATTGACTACTGCAATTCCCGGGGATACAAATGTGTTTCCATATCAAAGGAACCATCGCAACTGGCCAGTGTTGTCAAACACAATAATCAACCAATTGAGCAGACCATCGAGGATATCGCAGGTTGTTCATTCTATATCGGTCTGAATCATGGACCGGCATGGGTAGCTTATTCCCTCAATATTCCCTGCATCATGATCACAGGTGTATCTGAAGCATGGAATGACTTTCCGAATCCATACCGGATAGCCTTAAACAACGATATTTGTGGAGTGGGTTGCTTTAATGATCCAACTCTTCCCATTGATCGTGGTTGGGAGTGGTGCCCGCGCGGAAAGGATTATGCCTGCACAAAGGAAATAACTCCGGGCATGGTCAAGGATGTTATCCAAGAAATTATTAATGTAATTCCTGGAGGTTATAATGCCAAAAGATCAGGGAATCGGAAACAAAGACCCGTTAGACCCGCGGGCGAAGGACTCCAACTATCTGCCGTTTGATGTGAAGGTTGGCAAGGTTGGTGATTTCCCGGATACAAAGGAAGGACGCAAGAAAATGTTTGATGCCCTAAAGCCGATCCGGGATAAATACAACCCGGTCGGCAAGGGCTATGGAATGGGGGATTGACAATGAAATTAGGGATCGGAGATGCGGTTACGAAAGGTGCCGAGGCTGGCCATGAAGTTTACAAGGCCATTAATCGCACTGTATCCAGGGTTTCCCATGGGGCTGGGCAGATGAAAGATGATGCCATTGCTATAGTGGATGCTTACAAAAACGCTCCAGAATCCAAATATGGCATTCCCATGAATGTGCGAGCACGCAAGCAGCTGAAAGAGCTTGAGGATAGTATGTAATGGATGCTACGACCCAGAGATCAATGGAAAGATTTACAGGCATCAACAATGTCGACGAGGCTTACCGGCTGCTTCCAACGGTTATTGATCATGCCTATGTCTGGCCATTACGTGAAGCCTACAATGTCGATATCGATAATACCCTGGGGATAAAGTCCAGAAGCGGTCGGGTATCAGTTTTGACTGGGGTAGATCTTCATTCTCTTTGGTCGGATGGGGTAAGATGCTTTTTTGTAGATGGTGTCACTTTGTACGAGATGGACTTGGCCTACAATAAAACAGTCATTGCAACGGTAACGCCTGGCTATAGGGTATCTTACGTACCAGCCAATGATCGTTACTACCTAACCAATGAACGGGAAATTGGATATATTAAGGGAGCGACCTTCAATACTTTAGTGGATCCATCAAGGGAATTTAAGCTCCCTCTGCCGGCAGGTTCGCATATCGAATATTTTATGGGATGCCTGTTTGTATCAGTGAAAAATGTTCTCTATATCTCTGATCCCCTGTGCGACTACTACGATACCCGGACAGGCTACAGAATATTTACAGACGATATTACAATGATTCGGGCAGTAGACAATGGCTTGTATATTTCCGATAAAAAAGTTTGGTTCGTAAAAGGCAAAGGCAATGATGATTTCGAGCGGGAAGAAGTAGAATCAGATCCAGCTATCCCTTTTACCGACCTGCGAACCAGTGCAGACAGTATGGGTTACGATGTTTCTGGTGATGTTGCAGTCTGGACTTCATCTGGAGGCGGGATTATTATTGGAGACAGTTCTGGGACAGTTAAGGATTTGACATCAGACAGGTACCATTTTGACAGTTTCGGAAACGGGACGGCCTTCATCCGAAACCTCAATAACATTAAACATTACATCAACACTTTATATTAGGAGGAGGTAGGGGATATGGCAATTCGATTTTCGGACGGATTAAGAAACGCATTAGTCGGAACCAATGGGCAGGGGTTTGGCGAAGTCATGAACAACGGGGTAGTAGACCTTTTTACCGGAGCACAGCCGGCAAGTGCCAACCATGTTGAGACCGGAACGAAGCTGGTTCGTATAAGCTCAACCTCCGGAACTGGCGTGGCCGATGGCGTAAAATTTGGCGCGACGACTACCGGCGTTCTTTCAATCGGAACTCCTGCCTGGACGGGAGTTGTACTGGTTGACGGTGTCGCTGGATGGGGAAGATTCTATGGGTCAGGTGCGGTTACCGGTACCAATGGAACGGCTATCCGTT